TAATCTTTCCACCAGTAGGCGTAATTCTTGCTGGTGTATTTTCATTACTATTTGGCTTGGCTCTCGAAAGGAAATAACCAATGCTTAACAATCTTTTCGAGTCCAGAGCTGTTAGCTTTCAGACCATCTGGGGAACCGGTGGCGACATTGAAGTCCTAAACCAATCAGGCACAGTAGTCAACCCTGAAACTGTCTTTAGAGTAAACGCAATCTTTTCAGCAGTCAGCCTTATCTCTGACACAATTTCTACCCTGCCGATTGACTCATACATCCGCAGAGATGGCGCGCGCTTTGCCTTTAGACCTAGACCAGTTTGGGTGCAACAGCCTGACATTGACACCACCAAGGAAGCCTTCTACGGATCGCTGATTGTTTCTATGCTTCTTGATGGCAACGGCTTTGTCAGAGTCTTTAGAGATGGCGCTGGTCGCGTAATCAACATGACAGTTCTAAACCCAGCCAAGGTTGAGATTCGCAAGAACAAGGTTGGTGAAGTTGTCTACATTCATCAGGATGAACCAAAGCCACTAACAAAGAACGAGATGATACACATCCCAGATGTGGTCAGACCAGGTGAAACCAGAGGCATCTCAAGAGTCACAGCACTAAAGGATAACTTTGGACTTGCGCTCGCGCTAGAGTCGTACGCTGCTAGATTCTTTGGTCAGGGTGCAAGCACTCAGGGCATTATCGAGTTCCCTGGCAACCTAACACCTGAGCAAGCTAAGCAACTTGTTGACGGCTTCGATGCAAGACACAAAGGATTTAGAAAAGCCCACAAGACCGGAGTTCTATCTGGCGGAGCTAAGTATGTAAACACCTCAGTCGAAAACGACAAGGCACAGTTCATTGACTCACGCAGAATGGCTGTCGAGGATGTGGCTCGCGCGTTCAACATTCCACCTCACCTGCTAGGACTACCAGGAACTAACACCTACTCAAGCGTTGAGCAAAACAACATCGCCTTTGTGACTCACACACTTAGACCAATCGTTCAGAAACTAGAGTCAGCCTTTACACCTTTGATGGCTAACGAGCCTGGTGGAACTACTGCCTTTATCAAGTTCACACTTGACGGCTTGCTAAGAGGCGATGCCAACTCACGCTTTACTGCTTACAGCGTTGGACTTCAGGCTGGATACTTGACCATCAATGACATCCGCAGACTTGAGGACTTGCCACCAGTTGACGGCGGAGAGATTATTCGAGTGCCACTAGCCAATGTGAACATTGACGCAGCCGAGCTAGTAGCTACCGACAAGCGAGTCAACATGGCACAGAAACTTGTCAACTCAGGTTTCGACCCAGCCGAGGTTATGGCTGCTATGGGCTTGCCAGAGATTGCTCACACCGGATTGCCAACTGTCCAGCTCCAAGGTATCGCTCAGATAAATCCAGAGGACCCAGAAGCGGTTTACGAGGTCTAACTTTGCCGATTACCACAGGACAAATAGTTGCTGGCACAGCCAGAATTGCGATTGACGGAAGCTCAGTCAGCGATTGGAGATTGCATATTCACAACATGGATAACACAACTGCTCTTTATGTTGGCAATGAAACTGTTACAACTACAAATGGTTTTAGCCTTTTCAAAGAGGACTCATTGGAGCTTCAATGCTATCCAAATGAGCATGTATATGTTGTTTCAAGTAAAGGTAATCACCCCATCTCATTCCTGAAGCAGGTATAGAAATGCCCTATTACATTACACAGACCAACCCTGACTGCCCTAACTGGGCTGTTGAAAAAGAGGATGGCGAGTCAATCGGTTGCCATGACTCTAAGGAATCAGCCATTGACCAGGCTGTCGCTATCAGCATTGATGAGGGAACTGAGTTTGTAGGCGAAAGAGCAGCAGTTGGCTCACTAGCAATAGGTGACTTTGTATCTTGGTCGCCACTAGATCCTAGAGTTGCTGCACAGGTCGAGATGGTTCAAGAGCAGTTTGCTGTCGTTAGATTGTTTGACTACGAGGATGGCATCTTTGAGCCAACCGACAAGATGATGGTCATCAATGTATTCCAGCTAGAAAAGATACCAACCCCAAAGATGATTGCTGTCGAGATGGAAGAGGTCGAGGAAATTGACGAGCCTGATGACGAGGGTGCTAACCTGCCAGATAATTACAGACCAGCTCTATCTGAGGATGTCCCAGAGGGCAGGGCTTGTGGCAACTGTTTCTTTTACGATGAGTCAAGGCTAAACGCTGAAGGCGACAAAGCTTGGTGTGAGCGTTGGGATGACTTTGTTGATGGTGGCTACTACTGCAACGCTTGGCAACCCGCTGAGGAAGGTAGAGCCGCACCAGATGCGCTTTCAATCGGTGACTCTGTATCTTGGAACTCATCAGGTGGTCGAGCTACTGGCAAGGTTGTCAGGATTGAGCGCGATGGCAGGATCAATGTCCCAGACAGCGACTTTACAATTACCGGCACAGAAGATGACCCTGCTGCTCTGATTAGGGTTTACCAAGAAACCGATGAAGGTTGGGTGGCAACCGATGTCCTAGTCGGACACAAGTTCAGCACTCTAACCAAGCTCGATGACTTACAAGAGGCAAGAGCAATAAACCAAGAAGCCCCTGCCTACATGAGAGCAGCAGCTCGGCGTGGACTTGAGTATTACGAGGAAGGTCTTGCTGGTGACGGCGTAACACCTGGCACTATTCGCGAAGCGCGTGAGATGGCACAAGGTCGCGTGTCTGATGATAAGTGGATCAGAATAGCTGCTTGGATTGCGCGCCACCTAGTTGACCTTGACTCACCAGATGCCAACCCGAACTCAGATAACTACCCATCACCAGGTGTAGTTGCTCATTTACTTTGGGGATCAGGTCCAAGCAAGAGAGCAGCACAGAGAACCAAAGACTACGCTGATTCAGTAGTTGCTAGAATCAGAGCAGAGGAAAGAAACCGCATGGATAACAAAGACAAGTGGCTAAAGGTCGCTAGAGCAATCGCACTAAAGATTGACGGCCCACAGGCTAAAGAGCCAGAGATTAGAACCAACAGCGTTGACTTTGAGGTCAGGGCTGAGGGTGACGGCATGAGCTTTACCGGCTACGCCTCTGTTTTCAATTCCCCATCCGAGGATTTAGGTGGTTTCATTGAGTATGTTGCGCCTGGTGCTTTCAAGCGCTCGCTACAATCTCGCAACGAGGTCAAGCTACTTTGGAACCACGACTCAGGTGAGCCTTTGGCATCCCTAAGAGGTGGCACTATGCAACTGATTGAGGATTCGAGAGGTCTAAAGGTAAGTGCCCAACTTCCCAACACAACCCGAGGCAGGGACATTGCCGAGCTATTACGCACTAAGGTTATAGATTCAATGAGCTTTGGCTTCAATGTCATCAAAGACTCATGGTCCAGCAACGGACAGACTAGAACCCTAGAATCTGTCAGATTATTCGAGGTCAGTATTGTGAGCTTTCCAGCGTATGAAGCAACAACCGCACAGGTTAGATCAGCCCAAACCATCAACCCTGACCAGCTAGCTGATGCCCTGCTAAAGCTAGAGTCCGGTGAGGAACTTGACGAGGCTAATGCCAACCTGATTACCGATGTGGTCAACAAGCTAAAAGCACAGCCAGAGATTGATGAAGTAATTGACAACGGCCTTGAGTTGCTAGACCTAAAGAAAAAGCAGTTCGACCTACTACTGAAAAGGATCTAATCATGGCAAGCAAAGATGACATCAAGAGAGCTATCCTAAAAGTTGCCGGCAACCCATCAGTAGGCGTAATCGCTGACCTAGCTGATGACTTAGCTAAAGCAGTATGGGAACTCGACAACACAAACTCATACAACCCAGCCAAAGAAGCAAGGGTTGTTGACAGTAAAGAAACCAGATAGAGTTTCTTTAGCCCTAGCTCAACCCCCTTTCTGAGCTAGGGTTTTCTTTTGCCTATAAAATTATGAATAACGGCTGAGTGTAAGCACCGCTGTATCTGTTGAGTGTCAGCACCACAGGAATCCATTACCCATTTATTTATAGGAGAATCATGTCCGACTTTATCAAGTCACAGACAGATGCCCGCAACAAC